TCACGCTGCGGGCACCTCGATCCGTCCGAATAATCCAGCGCCGAACACTGAAGAGGTTTGCGCGACTTCGAGAGTGAACTCCCCCGTTACTCCATCGCGAGATTGATCTGCCGCAGAATATGTAAAGATAGGGACAGCAAGCAATTGCTCGCGTACGATTACCCCGTTTTGCACCACTCGGAGCACGTATGCCTCAGTCTCCTCGCCGAGCGGCACCTCGATCGGATCCCAACTATCACCGTCAATCCGCGTCCGGCGCACCCAGCCCAGCACGATTGCCCCATTCTGCTGTCGCACAGCGCGCAGATGGGCAGGCGCGTAAGGGCGAAGGCCGTTTCCGTTAAAGGCGCGCTCGAATACACGGTAAGAGGGGTCATCCACAGGTCTAGAGGCCGGGCCTATCCGATAGGTTTGGGTCACTCCCCTCAAGTTCCGGCTCTGATCAATCTGGATCGGGACTGAATTGAGCAGTAGGAACTGTGATCCTGAGGGCCAGACTTGCGGCATTAGCCCGTCCGATCCCGCCTGCCCGCGCAGCCTGTTACCCAACAAGTAAGTTTGCGGCCCAATTAATTCGACAGTTCGAAATTGGAAGACCTCCCATCTGTCAGAGCTTCCATCACCGATCGCCGCGAGATTTGCTCCGCTTAGGAGCGCATCTTCGTCAACAGTTTCAAGCTGTCCGCTGATCAGCTTCACTTCCAGCGCAGGTCCTCGGTCATAGACACCCGCGCACGTCCACGCCATTTCGGAGCGTGTCGTTCCAATGGTCGAACGGATCGGCAAAATTGTATTGAGGCCATAATTCTGGTCGGTCAGACTTGAGTAAAGCGCCACACTGCCCGGCCAGGGATTTGCACTGGCGGCGATGTAGGGTGCGTAGGGCACTTCATCGCCCTTGAGCAAAGGCAGGTCAAGAAACAGCGGATAGACAGGGAGTGGTGCCACGAATGAGCGTAACCCAACCAGTTCGTCCGACAGCGGCGAAGGCAAATAGACCTGAGGATCAATGCGCACGGCTTCAACCTGCTGAAACTCGGCTTGGTCTACCCGATCAATACGGTAAAGCGATGCGCACTCCCCCTGATCGGCAGGCAGGGAAATGACATCCCCAGCCCGCACCGGTGTCTGGGACGGTGGCAGCGCAAACTGCACCGTCTCACGGGCGATGCGGGCCTCGTTCAGCCAACGCTCTGCGACCTGACGGCCTTCCGTTCGTGTCAGCAGCATCGTGAATTCGCTCGCGGCCACAGCATGGGTTTCTTCATTCGGTAGGACGGCTTCTTCCGAGATAACGTCGAAACTTGCATCGGCTTGGACAAAGCGAAGTCTTACGCGCCCAGACAGCGTCGCATCCGCTTCGCGTACTTGCACCGTCGTCCCATCCAGATCGGGACTCACTGCAAAGCACTCGGGATCAAGCACCGTCTCGCGCAGACCGTCCCGCATCCGGAATTTCAAAACGCCGTCCCGCTCAATCGCATCAAAGCCGTGTCGCAGCATCAACGGTTGCAATGACGCACGCGCGTCTGCCACGTCCCCTACCCCGTAGCCGCGCACGATACCGTACAGACCATCAGTGTCATACGAGGTCAGTCCTGAGCGGGAACAGATTTCGCCCACCACCGAAGCAAGGCTGCGCGACGAGGTTCGACCATTGATCCAGTGACCGCGCGCGTAACTGGCGCCATCACTCCACAGATCGCGGTCATTGGGAAAGAACGGATAGGGCCGCACATCCCATGCCCAAACAAACGCACGCCGCATGTCAATCATCGCGCCCTCATATTCAACACCCTGCGGATTGTTCTCCGGTTGGCCCCAGTAATCGATCGTCGCTCTGAGATACTGCATCTGAATCAGATCATCGCGCGCGCCGTCGGAAAAGCGCGGCAAGCTGCTCTCGGATGATTTAAGGTCCAGAAATTTGTTTGGTTGGTTGGTCCCTTTGTCAATCGCAGCACAGCCATATTCGGTAAACCAGACTGGCTTGTGCCCCTGTAGCCAGGCTGTCGGCTCATTGCTCCGAATGCCGTCGATACGGTCGTAATGCAGATTGCTCCACCAGTTGCGGATATCTTTGTAACGGTAGATCCAGGGCTCGTCGTGCTCAAGATCGGTGATCGGCGTGCGGATTTGCGCCGCGCGCTCTTCCTCAGAACCGTAGTACCAATCGTAGCCCTCTCCACCCTCGATGTTCGATTGCAGATAGCTAAGATTGTAGATGTCATCCCAGCGCTGAGCATCGATGTGCTCCACCCCATTCCGCCAATCGGACAGTGGCATGTAATTGTCGATCCCGATGAAATCGATCTGCGGGTCAGCCCATAGTGGATCTAGGTGGAACAGGCGGTCCCCCGTGCCATCCTGCGGCTGGTAGCCGAAGTACTCGCTCCAGTCCGCCGCGTAGCTGATCTTTGTGTCGGGTCCCACAAGGGCCCGTACTTCACTCGCCAATGCGATAAAGGCCTCCACCGCCGGGAAGCTGTTGCGAGCGGATCGTATCTGCGTAAGACCCCGCATCTCCGAGCCGATGCAAAATGCATCGACCCCGCCTGCTGCCTTGCACAGAGCCGCATAATGCAGAATGAACCGGGAAAACGTCCATTCCTCCGGTCCGCTATAAGAAACAACACCTTCAGTTACGTTGAAATCATTTGCCGTCACCGTACCGAAGAACGCCGCAACCTCATCCACAGCCTGAGGGGTTTGATCGCTCGATCCTTGGCGGCCTGGCGCATGCTCGAGCGTTATCCGGCCACGCCAAGGGAGCGCGGGCTGCCCCGTCTCCCCCGTATAGGGATCCGGCAGCTCGTTGCCCTGCAACTGGTCCATCAGAATGAAAGGGTAGAACATCACCGCCTTTCCTGCGGCGTTCATTGCTTGGATCGCTTCCAAGACCGACGCATCTGCGGGCGTACCACCGTAGATAGGGCGATTGTCCGCGCCCTGCTCAATGACGGCGGCCGCAGAACGTGAGAGATCCGCCACGCGCCATGGCATTTCCTCCCCGTCAATATCCGGATCCTCGACCTTTGGCTGCACCCGACATTCACTCGCCCGTAGATCAGATCCAAACCATGAGACGATCAGCGAAGCCGCCTTCAGGTCTGGCAACTCCTCCCCAAGCGCGTCCAGCGAGGTCGTGAAATCAGTCTTGCCCAACGGCGTGTTAATGTTGGCGCTCCACCGCGCCTGGTTCTCCCCGGCATAGCTCACTGCCGTTGTAGCAAGTGCGTATTCGCCCGTTCCGGGGATCAGCGCCACACCTTCGATCCCGTAGCTAAGCGCATGCGTTGCACCCGGCGCGCCGCGTTGCTCGGCGCGGACCACCTCGAAACTGAATTGAGGCAAACGATTTCCGAACTGTTGAAGGCTCAGCGCCTCCATCACCACATAGGCAGTTCCACGATAGGCAGGCACCATTCCAGTGCCCTCGATCGCCTCCATCAGCGGATCGGGTTGCTGGTCTTTGCTACCAGTGTAGACGGTCATGTTCAGATCGACCGATGCAATCTCCTCTCCATCGGCCCAGATACGGCCCACCCGCAAAATTTCGCCTTCGCAAAGCGCAATCGCCAAGTTCACGGAATAGCTGTATTCGGTCGTTCTGGGCTGCGAACTCCCACCCTTGCCGCCGCCACTGGTCGCAGAAATTTCCTCAAAGTCCGAGGCCCAAATGACTTGTCCACCAAGCCGCAGACGACCGTAGAGCTGCGAGATCGGATCCCCCTCGCCCGCATTGGTCAGGCGAAACCGGTCAACCTTCCCAGTCTCTACCGCCTGCGCCCCACTGCCCAGAATTTTCTGGTCGACCACACGGCCCAACGTCGCCCCAACCGCGCGCCCTACCGCCACGGAGGATAGGCCCGCAAGGGTTCCGCCAACCGATCCACCAACTGCGGCACCCGCCGCTGAAAATAATATCGTTGCCATCAGCTGATCTCCTCAGGAAATTCAAAACACGCCACGACACGCCTGCGCCAAGGCGTGCTCAGCGCACTCTCGACAACGCCCTGACGCGAATAGGCATGGACAAAGCGTGGTGCAGATCCGGCCTGAGAAAGAATGCCTAAGTGCTTGGCTACTGCCCCTTGCCGCATTCGGAAAAGCAGCACGTCACCTGCCCGCGCGCGCGCGGGCGGTTTTTCGGTCAGGTGGCGCATCGCCGCCTCCCACAACCGCTCTTCGCCCTGCGGCTCCGACCAATCCATGGAGTATGCGGGAATTGCTTCTGGCTCGCTGCCATAGACATCCCGCCAGACACCGCGCACAAGGCCAAGGCAGTCACTGCCCGCCCCGCGCGCGGCACTCTGATGGACGTAAGGCGTCCCTACCCAGCCTCGGGCCGCTGCAACGATCTGCGCGCCCGTCATCGCAGCGTGCCGCCGGTATTGGCATTGGAGCTGCTCGGGACAGACACTACCCAATCCTCACCCGGCAGGTCAGGAAATCCTTGGAAGTTATCGAAATTGTTGAACTTCAGGCGGCAGGTGTCCACCCGCTTGTCACAGCCGGCGACAAGCCGGACCTGCGTCCGGGGCCCTACGGCGCCCCGAATGGGCTCCCAAAGCTCGATCACGCGCGTCGTGCCCTCGATCCGGTCGGCTTTAACTGTGCCCCAAAGCCCTGTCGCTGGACCGCTCAGAACCTCCAACCGCCCCCGCGTGAACCAACCGGTATCATACGCCAGAAAGCCTTCCCAGACAAAGCGTCTGGCGCCCTGCACCGTCTGAACGGGCAGCACCTGCGCATAGTTTTCCTGAGCCAGATTGAACCGGCAGTTACCATCGCCCAGAACCGCCGAGCATGGCTTTTGATAAACTCTACCCAGCGGCCGATTCAAGCTTTCGGTCAGCCCGCGGAGCTCTGCCCGAAATCCGCCACCCGCACGGGTCAATTCGCCGATCGTCCCACGGAAGTTGAGCCAATGCTGCGCCGTATCAGCCCAATTCACAAGCCAAGCGCGCACTTCGGCGCCGTCAAACCGACCCTGCTCAATCTCGTCCTCCCGCAGGCTCGCATCCGATAAAGCACCCAAAGCTTCCGTATTATCGACGGACAGGCCAGTGGATTGCGCAAGGGCCAAAGCACTCAACCCGGTATCCGCCCGAAATTCATACCCCGCAAAGCTGAGGGGCAAATCATGGTCCGTAAAGGCAAAAACCACCCCATCCTTGCGCGTAATCGCCCAAGCATGACAGACAGTCGTCAATCCGCCGCCCAGATGGGCTGCGAGCGCTTCATTGAAATCCGCAATCATACGCGCACCTCGCGCACCGGAATATCCGGCACCTGCCCCGCATTGAAACTCGCGACATTGGTCAGCAGGCTGTCGCTGTCAAAACGTACTGGCACATCGAACTCGTAGCCCGCAAAAACGCGCGTATCGGGATCGGGTGGATGATTAAACGTGATGATACCTGTCTTTTCATCCACCAGGTAGTCGACACCCTCTGTCTTATCGTCCTGCTCGACTGCGACAAGAACGCTGCCCTTGATGGGTTTGCTGATGCGGCGGGCGTAGACATGTCCCCCGGAACGATAGGTCTTGATGAGTTGGAAAGCGGTCGTGACACCGTCACCGAGCGCGATTTGCTGATCGCCTTGCGTTACCGCGACAGAAGGCTTGCCCGATTTGAAATCGGACCAGTCCTTCCAGCGAAACCCGTACATCTGACCAAAGCGCGCCTCATAGAAAGCGATCACCGCCTCCACATCGTCAAGCGACCGGAGCCCAAGCCCCGCATCGTAGACACGCCGTGAATGGGCCCAGGGTGTGTTACGCTCCTCATAGCCGTTGGCCAGCGTCACCACATCAACCCGCCGCTGCGGCCCACCGAGCGCGCCAAAGCTGAGATCTGTTGGAAATCGTACTTCGTGAAAGTTCATGCGCTCTCTCCTCGTCTACCGGTTTTTCTGTCCCGCACTGAGCGCGCGGCTCATCTGTGCCGCGATCTGTCCACGCGAGCGTTGGAAGCCTGCGGCATCAGGCGTGGTGATGTTCATCACGATTGTCGCACCTCCGTTGCCACCGCCCGCCTTCACCCCCAGCTTTCCGTCTGGCCCTCGCGCAAGCGGCATGATGGCCTCTGGTCCCGCCTCGCCCATCACACCCATACCGCCACGCATCCCGAAGGCAGTCGCCTGGCTGACCACACCGCCGTCGGCAAAGGGCATCACACGTCCGGAGCTGAACGCCGCACCGTTTGCAAAAGGCAAGATCCCCTGAACCAGCCCGCCAATCCCCTGTGTGAGCAGCCCGCCAAAGTGGTCCGTGACCGGTTTGATTGCCGCATTATAGGCGCTGTTGGACAGCGATTGGGCCACTGTACTCAGCGCGTCGGACAGCTTCATACCGTCAAACACCACACCATCGAATGCCTTGCGAAGCCCCCGGCTCAGCCCCTTTTCAAGCGTTGCTACGTCCTTGCCGGTCGCCGACAGAGAGGTACTCATCCGCCGCAATTCGCTGTCAAACCCCGACACGAGCACGCTCGTCTGCCCCAATGTCTGGTTCAGTGACTGCGCGTCCGTCGACAGATCGTCAAAACCATCGTCAATCATCGTCTCAATCCTTTATCTTATCGGGGTAGGCTGCCATCAGAGCAGCCAGGCCCTCGCTTAGCATTGGGGCCGTGACCGCTTTACTTCCCAGCATCAGCTGCAATTCCGCAGGTGTCAGCGACCAGAACACATCGGGCGCGAGCCCCAGACCGTGCATTCCCGCGCGCATCAGCGCAGGCCAGTCAAACGACGCGCTCACGGCTCAACCACAAAAGCCCGCGCCAGCAGCTCCGCAGCCGCCTGCGCCGCACGCATCGGTCCGCCTTCAATCTCGGCCTGACCCAAAACGTCCGGATCCATGGTGACTCCGCCCCCCCGCAAGCCCGCGCACAACAGCGCCAGCACGTCACGCGTGCTGAACCCCCCACTTTCAAAACGCTGCACGAGCGCCATCAGCGATGGCTCGGCCAAGTCCTCCTCAAGCTCCGCAAGAGCCCCGAGCGTGAGCCGCATCCTGTGGTGCTGGCCCGCGACAACCAACACCACCTCCCCACGCCAACGGTTTTCCGTCATTCTTCAACCGCATCGACATAAGGGATGAACTGCAGTTGACCCGCCGAGGCCAGCGAAAGCTCGTATGTCGCCTCTCCATTTAGTTGGCCCGCATATTCCAGCGAGGTCACCTGAAACGGCCCCTCGACGATCCCGAACGCAGGGATCACGATTTGGAAATTCGGCGTAAGACCATCGAACAACAACTGCCGCGCCCGCTCATCCGTCGCTTCGTCGCGGAACACCCCTGAGCCGCTGATCGCAGCCGAGCGGACACCAGCCCCCGCGAGCAGCTCGCGCCAGCCGCCCTGACTGTCGAGCGCGGTAACGTCGACAGCCTCCGCGTTGAAACTGATCCGCGTCGCCCGCAATCCTGCGATGGTCTCGAAATTGCCATCGGTGCTCATATCCACTTTGACCAAAAGGTCCTTACCTGCTTGAACAGCCATCTTTTGTATTCCTTTCGTGTGCCCATCGGCTTTGAGAATTCATCATGTCCCATCCGCGCAGAGCGTTTCAGCCATCTTGCACCCGCGCGCGAAACTGGAGGTCAATCTGGCGCGCACTCGCCGCATCGATGCGCCTAGCAGTCGCCCGCTCGAACCGAAGCGAAATCAATCTGCCGCGCGAAAGCGTGAGATCAGCATCCTGCAACGCATCACTGACCGCCGCTGCCGTCGCCTTTGCGCTCGCAAATCCCGGACTGGTCGTGATCACAGAGACAGTCAGGAAATGCACGGCCCCGGCGCCACTCCCATCGGCCGCTTCGCGCACCGTCTCGGTGCCCAGCCGCACATATAGATCCGGTACATCACCAGCAGGCACGGCATCATAAATTGCACTCCCCACGATCGCAGTCAGGGCCACATCCCCGACCAAGGCCGTAAAGACAGCAGTCTGTAGCGCTCCTGAAACCGCATAGCTCATACCACCTGCTCCTCTTGAACAAAGCACGCCAGATAGCGCCCGTCGGCATCGTGCTCGGCCACCGCCTCGATGGTGAACACACGGCCCCTTTCGCGAAACCGTTGCTGTGCGGCGGGTCGCTGCGTGCTGCCAACCGGGGCGTTGCGGACAATCACACGGTATGACATCCGGCTGATCGGGGCACCGCTTTGCGCCGTCTCTCCGCCAGTCCGTGCCATCACATCGGCCCAAAGCACGCCGAGCGGCACCCAGCCTTTGACGAAGCCGCCCGCCCCGTCGCTGAGCACATCCGGAGCCTCGAGAACGAGCTCCCGGTTCAGGCGCGGCGCGCTCATATCTGCGCCCCGCTGCGGCCCATCCGCATCGTGCGGAATCGCTCAATCAGCGAGGTGACGCCAAACGGCATGCAGCCATCGCTCAGCGCCGTATCATGGCGATACTCGTAATAATGCGCCGCCAGCATCAGCACCGCCTGCTGCATATCCACTGGCAGGTCGTCCCATTCAGGGCCATATCCTGCGAGGAACCGCACGCGCAGCTCTCCGCCGGTTTCCGGACTGGGCAAACAGGCCCCCTTAGCCCGCAGCCTTGGCGTATGGCTATCGCGTTCCAGCCAGTAGACGTCGGCATTTATCACGCGCTCGCTCCCGCTTCGGGACACAAGGCGGACATCGGCGACAATTGTCACCGGCGCCACCGAAAGAGGCACATTGCAGGGATTGCCCAAAGAGTGGACCACAAGCGTAAATTCTCGTTCGATCAATATCTTGCCCGTACGGGCCTCGATCGCTGCCATGGCTGCACGCAGAAAACTGCCCAGCACCGCATCTTGGAGCGTATCCTCCGCAAACCCCGTCCCCATGCGCATATGCGCCTTGAACATCGCCACCGGCAGGGCCGAATCCGGCACGCTCGTTTCTGTTATCAACATCCCACAGCCTCTCTCAAACTTGCGTCGTATTCCCGCCCGCGCAGGTCGCTCCCCTCCCGGACGCACACCCCGTCTCCACATTGCTCGGTAGGAGGGGAGCAGCTAGACAATGCGAAGGGGTAGTCAGGGCGCACGCCCGGACCGGGGCGACACATGCACCCCGGCTCCAGCACCGCCCTTAGGCCGTGCCGAATTTCAGCAGCTTGATCGCAGCAAAATCACTTACGTCGCCGCCCACACGCTTGGTCGCATAAAACAGCACATGCGGCTTGGCGCTGAACGGATCGCGCAGGATGCGCAGATCAGGGCGCTCGGCAATCGTATAGCCCGCATTGAAATCGCCAAAAGCCATGGCGTAAGCATCCGCACCCGCATCAGGCATGTCCTCGGCGATCAGAACGGGGTACCCCATCAGACGCGCGGGCTCTCCCGCCGCAAGACCGTCAGACCACAGGAAACGACCGTCCATATCCTTAAGCTTGCGCACCAGACCGGCGGTCTTGGAGTTCATCACGAACGACGCATTCGCACGGTATTGCGCCCCCAGCGCATAGACCACATCGACGATTGAATCGGGCGTGATATCACCGGCAATACCGGTCGGCACGTAGCCCAGATTGCCCCAGACCCACACATCGTTATCGACCTTGCTATGCGCCAGGAAACCCTTGGGCTTGTCGATACCGTCACCATTGATGAACGCACCCGCTTCGGCACGCGCAAACTTGTCGGCGATGCGTCCGGCCAGCCAGCCTTCGATGTCAAAGGCGGAGTCGTCCAGAAGCCGCTGCGATGCCTTGGGCAGTGCGCTCAGCTCGTGCAGCTGTACGGTGATCCGGTCGATCTGTGGCGTATCACTTTCCCCAACTGTAGAGGATTCAGTTGCCCAGCCCGCACCGACGTCCGAGTGATCCACCAACACGTCATATGACGTGGCCTCGACATTCACGACCGACGCAATCGCACGGATCGACGCTGTGGTATTGAGCACAGATTTCACGATATCGGACGTCTGAGGATCAACAAGATAGCCGCCGTCGGAGTTCACGGCCGTCGAGAGCGCCTTGCCCTCGAGATGCAGACCGCGCAGGCCATCATCATCCCCCGAACGCACATAGGCATTGAACGCCTTCTTGTGAGGTGCGACCACATCCGTGGCCCCCGCCAAAGGAGTACGCGCAGCAGTCATTGTCTTACGGTCCAGCATGTTCATTCGCTCTTCTGATTGTTGAAATTTGGTCTCGATTTCGGCCTGAAAGCCCCTCATCTGTGTGACAAAGCCTGTCACGGCCCGCCGCACATCCTTCGCAGGGGAAAGCCCCACAGCGCCGTCGTTGGTATCGCTCATCTTGCGTTCCCCTTTTGGTTGCCTGGGCGCAGGCCGATGTCGGCACTCGCCGCATCGAACACCCCCGCCATTTCGCGCAGGACATCATCAAGGCGCACAATGCTGTCCGCCTTCGCCCCCACCCGCGCACTGGGAAGCATCGGGAAAGTCACCACCGAGACCTCCCAAAGCTCCAGTTCCTGCAAGAGCCGCTGGCCCTTGGTATTCTTGGTGGCTTTCACCGTACGGTAGCCAATGGACAGACCGTCGATAGCACCCGCCTCGATCAACGCGATCGCCTCGCGCCCCTTTTCCACCGACTGCAAAATCCGTCCCTTGACGAACAGACCGCGCACGTCCTCACGCACATCATCCCACACGCCAATCGGCTGTGCCGGATCGTGCTGCCACAGCATCTTGACGCCGCGCCCCGCCGCTTTCAGCGCCATCAGGCTCGCGCCATAGGCTCCTCGCTGCACGACGTCATTGCCTTGGTCCACTGCGTCAAAAAAGCTGGCATAGCCCTTGATCTCGACACCGCCCTCGACCTTTGCAACCTCGTCGAAGTGCATGAACTTGCGCTCGAGCACGGGTAAACCAACGCCGATCTCCGCACCCTGTGCGAAGTCATTTCTACTGATATCCATGAACGTCTCCTGTTGTTTCGCTCAGCCTGCCGGCGCTATCGCAATAAAGGACTGCACTGCTTGCCCGAGGATAACCGCCACCACGCCATAGACCGTCAGCCACAGCCGCCGCTCCAGCCGCTCCATCATCAGCTCGATCCGGTCCAGCCGCGTGGCAAGATTAGCAAAATGGATCGCACTCACCTGCTCATGCGCCTGTAACCGCATGCCGGGTGCGCATTGGAACCGTTCCATCAACGCCTCACTCATCAGTGGCCACCACCGGCAGCCCAAGAAGCAAACGCTTCTCCGCTTCGGTCAGGAAATCAGCCCCCGACACGCGCGCCCATTGTGCGTCGCGCTCGGCGCTCAGCGCAGGCACTTGATCCAAATCGGGCTTTAACTCCACCATCTCCCCGGTGAATCCCGAGAGCCAATGCGACAGCACCGCAGTCACCCGGCTCGCCAGCGGCAACACTGTCAGACGGTAGAACGCCCGGTGCGCCTCTTGGTAATTTGCGTAGGTCGCATCCCCCTGGATCCCGATCAGCATCGGCGGCACCCCAAAGGCGAGCGCAATCTCGCGGGCCGCGGATTCCTTGGTCTTTTGGAATTCCATATCAGAGGGCGAGAAACCCATCGGCTTCCAATCCAGCCCACCTTCCAGCAGCATCGGCCGCCCTGCGTTGCGCGCACCCTGATGATGGCTCTCCATCTCGCTCACCAGCCGCTCGTACTGCTCGTTGCTCAGGCTTCCGTGGCCCTCTGCACCCTTATAGATAATCGCACCGGACGGGCGGGCGGCATTGTCCAGCAGCGCCTTGCTCCAGCGCGACGCGGAGTTGTGCACGTCGATCGCCGTCGCTGCCGCCTGCATCGGGCTAAACCCGTAGTGATCGTCCTGCGGATGAAAGTTGCGCACATGACAAATGGGCGATCCCTGCGTGGCGTCAAAGCGGTGCTTGCGTCCACCCACCGCGTATTCATAAGCCACGGGCCAACCATCAGCGCCCGGCACGATGCTCATCCGGTCAGAGCGCAGCACATGCAGTTCGAGCGGCACGCCTGCGTCGGCTCCCACCGCTTCGACATAGGCGTTCCCCGACAAGAGCAGCTGCGCGTAGAGCGCCTCCAGCAACTCCGCTCGCCCCTGCGCGCCATTGGGCCGCGCGATCAGCCCCAGTACCGGATGCGTCTCGAACCGCTCACACGCGTTCTGACACACAAGCGGTAGCGCGGCAGCCGCCTCAGCGATCAGCTTGACCGACCTGAACCCCACGGGGTTGCCCGCAAATCCTGTCCGCGTCAGGGAAACGGTATCGCGCGGGCTCCAGGCCACGCGCCCCGATGTCTGCACGCCCACAATGCGCCCGGTCGCCGAGGCTTTGACCTCGACCGCCGCACCCGTTCCGCGCTTCAGAAAATCAAACACCCGTGTTCTCCTCATCCCAGTTCCCGAGACACAACCGCTGCCCCGTCGCTTCTGAAAACAATCTCTCATTAAATCCCTAACGCTGCCGGACCACGGCGTGCGCAGCTCACGCAACACCACGGCATGCCAATAAAAAAGGAGGCCGAAGCCCCCTTTTTCTCGCAACACCGGTTACGCCCGATCGCTCAAAGCGTCCGAACCCCCGGTTGCCGCCACTTCGCCGCAGGCTCGATCATCAATTCGTGCAGCGCCCAGACCAACGCATCCACCCGGTCCGGCGATCCAGCCCCCTCATAGCCGCGCTGCGTCATCCGGCACATCTGATCCTCCAGCGTCTCCATGCCCGTCAAATGACGTACCCGCCCCTGTTCGTAGAGCGCCGCCACCGGCTCCGCCCGCGCCACCTTTCCCCGGCTCGCATGCACCCCCTTGTAGGGCACCAGCGGATCAACCTGCCGGATCACCTCGCGCACCAACTGCCCGCCCTGATTGACCTCCGCCACCAGCCGGTCCGCGCCAAACCGCTCCATCGCCGCGATCGCCGCGCGTGCCCAACCGCTTGGCCCCAATCCCGCCACCGTGCAATCGGCCAGCACGTAAGCGCGCCAGTCCTGCGGCGGCCCGCTACACTGCACCCCGGCCACCACGATCCCGCATTCATCCGCCGCCGTCCCAGACGTGGTAGCAGGATCCACCGCCACCACGATCCGATCAAGCTTCGGCACCTTATCCGCCCTGCACCCCTCCAACATCGCAGTCGTCCACAGCGCGCCTTCGGCATCCGCCAGCAGCACCCCGTCCAGTTCCTGCCGCCCCAAACGTGTGCCGCGATACCGCGCCCGCACCTCCTCAAGGAACGACGCCGCGAGATGCGCACGATTGGCCTCCGTCGGCGCATGGGTTACGACCGTCGAAGGGGATTTCAGCAATGTCTTCAAAACATCGACATTGCGCGGTGTCGTGGTCACGCACACCCGCGGATGCTCGCCCAGTCGAAGGGCAAATTGCAGCATGTCCCAAGTCTCCTGACCCTTCTTCCACTTGGCCATCTCGTCAACCCACGCCGCATCGAACTGCGGCCCGCGCAGGCCTTCGGGATCATGCGCGGAGTGGACGGTCGCCACAGCGCCATTGGGCCACACAAGCCGCTTGCGCGTCGCTTCCCAGTCGGGCCGCCGGTCGGCAGGCGAGCAGGCAAGGATCCCGCTGTCGCCAAAAATCATCACTTCGCGCACCTGCTCGATGGTCTCGCCTACCAGCGCCACGCGAGAGCAGCGCCCGGCATCTAGGGGCCGCGCCCCTTCCACCACGCTGCGCACCCACTCCGCGCCAGCCCGCGTCTTGCCTGCACCGCGCCCGCCCATGATGACCCAGGAACGCCAATCGCCCTCAGGCGGCAATTGGTGGGGCATGGCCCAGAAATCGAATAAGTAAGGGAGAGCACGAAGCTCTCCCTCATCCAGCTCATTCAGGAACCCCTCCTGAATCGATTGCACAGCGGAGCCGATCAAGCTTGCACCCGATGTCAGCCCGCGCTTTGTCGAAATCGAGGGCATAACCCCCACGCGCAATTCCAGCTTGTCTGTTTCGGCAGTCAT